TCGATGGATTGTTCAGCTTAAGATTGAAACTGATGAGATCATTGCCTCTAAATCCTAATGTATAAAGATGAATAATACCAATCTTTTCCAACTCTGTTACGATAGAGCGTTGTAATCTTTGGACTGTTCTTGCAAAGCGAATATCTTTTTGGGCTAATGCACCCTTATCTTCTTCACCGCCTTCCCCTCTAATCATATATGACTGTGGTATCTTGATGGCTGCAAAGAGTTTATCTCGAAGATATTTAACGTCATCAATATCACCAGTATATGTTCCACCTGGAAGAGATTGAATTTCTGTTTTTACATCTCCACGCGTAGGGATAAAATAATCCTCTTCAACGGACATAGGATTATAACGCAAGTCAACGCGACCCGTGTCTGGATCAACAACTTGATTACGCTTCATCGATGTGATAAAACGCTGCATAAACTGTTCTACATCTTGCGCTGGAATATTACCAACATCAACATAGAATACTCTTCTCTCAGGAGCACGAACAATGCGATAAGCCATCATCGCATCCTCTAGAAGCATTAGTTGTCTCCAAATACGACGAGCAGGATCCAGCACGGAAGTTCCATATGGGGCAAATTTGTCATTACCAAGAATGCGGAAATGAGCCACTTGCCAATTTTCAAATGTCACACCTGCACTGTTCCATTGATATTGAATGTAGTTTGGATTATTTTTGTCTTGACCTTCTATTCTTTCTATTTCGCGTGAAGGGAGACCAATAGCATTCTTTATGCCCATATCTGCATCGATATCCAAATAAAGATAAAAGTCGCCATATTTGCACATAGTTCTGGACCAGCCAAAGAGATTGAATTCTAGATTGAGCACTTTATAATATAAAGTTTCAAATATTTGTTTTATTTCTTCATCAGGACATTTTATGCGAAGCATTCTATTGTATACGTTAAATGTGGTCATCTCGTCGGAATAAATATCCAAAGCTGATGCTAATTCAGGCATAAACTCCATTTGATCAAAGTCCGAATAACGAGTGAGACGTGACTGGGTGTCCATATTGTAGGAGCTAAAATTGTCTAACGGGTTATAACCTGCTCTCTCAAACTTCTGTCCAGCAACATCTTTAAATGTTCTTGCATACTTATCCAACTTTCTACGGCGAAGCTGCCGTGTATTTTGAGAACGATAGTTGATTATTGGTCCAGAAAAAAGACGAGTTAGTCTTTTAAACAATGGAGATTCGGGGTTTTTTGTATTTTTATCGTCAGCCATTTTTTATCCTTTGATGATCCAGCCAAAATCTTTTCTTTTTTGCCGTTCATCAGCTATTCTATCTTTCATGTTTGCTTTCATTTGCCCTGGTGCTCTTGTATCTAGTGTTGTCTTACTAGTAATCATAGCGTTTAGGAATGCCTTTTTATACTCAATATCCCTCTTGTTCTCAACAATTGCTGTATCTCTGACCCAACAACCTATAGAAGCAGCCATAATCAAATCATCATTATAGCTTCGTTGCGCTTCGGGGCGACCGTTTTTCCAAATGAAAGTATCTAATTCATTTGCTAGACGTTTAGAATAAATAGTTAATACTTTATTTCTTATAAATTCTTCAAACTTAGCAATAATTAGTGGTCTGGTTTTCATTGAAGTAGTAAAGCCGGGAACAACAGAAGAATTTCCTTCTGCTGCGTAAGACTCAACGTATTGATGTGTACCCTTTTTAGAGTGGTAAACGTTGGGATACTCTTTGTCTTTTAACTTTTCTAAAACGTGAAACCCCACGGAATTGTTTTCAATTACAACCATAGCATTGTTATATTGTAACCCAGAAGAATAAATTATTTCAGCAAAAATATCAGGTGTTGGCTTCCCTTTATACTCGCAAATTATTTCCATCGTTTCTAATTTGAAAACGTGAAATGTACTAGAGTCAGCACCATCGCCTCTTGCCACATCAGCAACCAATAAATATGTGTTTTCATCTTTAGGTTCTTCCCATATCCAAGTGTTTCTATCAAACCCTACACGGTGTGTGGGTTCTCTTATCATTCCTTTTATTCTTATAATATCATCTGGGTGTATGACTGTATCACCAGAAGTATTAAAATTACATTCATACTCTTGAGCAATTTGTCTTTTGCTCATGTTTTTTGTTTCTACTTCGAACCATTTATCGTCTCTATCGGGGTGTTTGTCCCAAGCCAAGCTTACAGGAAAGAATTCGTTCTCTCCGCTTTCTGCTCCGACATATGCCTCATGGAACCAATCGCCAACACCATTTGGAGTAGAGATTGCTATACAGCGTCCACCAGTAGAAATCGTAGGATAGAGACCGGTCCATAGGTCTCCAAGTCCATCGATGTGTGCTGCCTCATCAATAACTAGAAGAGACAAGGCTTCTGAACGACCAGCATCGCCTGATGTTGATGATGCCTTGACTTGGCTACCGTTTTTGAGTTCGATGCTGTTTCTATTATCAACAGCAAAATCTGATATTCGTATCCACTCTGGAAGGTTCTTGAGTATAATCTTTACTTTTTTTACAAGATTGGCTGCGGTTGATAGTTTGGTGGCGACGATGAGAACGTTTTTGTCTCTATGGAAGAGAACAAGCCAAGCGACGTAAGCTGCTGTAATCGTTGATATTCCTAGCTGTCTTGCTTTGAGAACAACGATGAATCTATGCAAAGCAAGATCGTTTACTAATTCAGACTGAAAATCATAAGTTTTAAATGGAATTAGACCTTTGCCTGGGTGGGGAATTTTACAATAAGTGTTAATAAAATAAACTGGATCTTTGCCAGATTTTACAACCTCTTTTATAATTTTATCTTTGGTAAGTTTATACGCCATTAGGCATCTTTTCTGGTTACATTCTCTGGCTTCTTGTCGGTGCTCAACTCAAGAAATTTCTTAAAACTAGCTTCTAAACGATCTTTCGAGGGTTCAGCAACTTCAATTACGTCCTTCATATTGCCAACTGTATAAGATTTGGTAGCCTGCACCCAAGTGCGTATCTTGGACATGTTTTGGAGAATGAAGTCAACTTTGCCATCTTCTTTGAGAGATAAAGTTTCCCCTACGATTTTCTTATATTCTTTCTTAAGAAACTTTACAATATCGGCATAAGTTTGTTCTAATTCTTGATCAAGTTTTGTGTTATGAAAAGCAGCTAAGGGCATTTCTGATTGATAGGAAACAATCAGCTTTGGACCACTCATGCGAACATTAAAGCCATCCATCACTCTAGAGTCATTTATAGCACATCCTTGCTCTCTTTTGAGTCCAGCGACCATTTCGCCCCCTTCCTCAACAAATCTTTTATCATGCGAACCATCCCAAGCATTTGCTGCTGCTTGATTGATCCCTCTTACAATATCATATACATTAGCCATTTAATTTTGCTCCTTGTTCGGTCGCCAACCATTCACCCATCTTTCTTCTCTGTTCTCTACCCACTGAATGTAGCATTTATAGCAACATTCAAATTTGTTCATATAAAGATCGTCTTTCACGCTAAAAGAATATTCGCTACAAACAGGGCAAACTCTTTTAGATTCTTTAGTAATTAGATTTTTAGATAATAAAAACCCCTCTTCCTCTATTTTCTCATCAGCTTCTGCTTTCTTTCGCTGTCTAGAATAAAATTCTTTTAATTGTTCGAGATAATCTTCTTCCTTTTCATCTGTCCAGCCAGAGTTAGGGTTTACAATTGCTTCTTGTCCAAACTTCTTCGCAATTGCTTTTTCTACATACGCTATTTTATTTAGATCTTTTTTCATATTATTCAAAAGAAATGGTTTGCCATGCGCCGTTCGCAACAATCTTCAATCTATGTGTGTCCTCTTCATAAAGCATAAGACCGTTTAAAGCGGAAGTTGCCGTAGGTTTGGCTGCGCTTTGGACTCTTGGCAACATAAGCCCTTGATCGCTTGATGATAATTCTAAGATCGCGTCTTCATCGGGTTCAGTCGTGCCTATACCAACCTCACCAGTATCGGTGATAGCCATCTTAGGAGTTGCACTAGCGTAGCGACCGTTGGTTGATGTTGAAAATACCATATTAATCGCGGAGGCTATGTGAAGGTCATTGTTAGATGGTGATGTCGCATGATATATAGCAGAGTCTACGAGTCCTCCGTCTTGTCTGAGAATAATAATTGGATTGTCGCCTTCGTTGTTGTTGTCTGTGTCAGCCTCTATGATAAGAGTGGCGTCAGTTGTTGATGTGCTGATGTGTAGAAGGCCGTCTGGTGATGAATTACCAATGCCTACTCTGTTATCCCCTGCATCGACGTGCAGCACCACATTTCCGTTATCAGCCATAACTTGTGTATCACGGTCTCTATTGGCGTTATTTATTTTAATAGTCCCATCATACTTCAAGAAAGAATATCCGTTAGCAACTAGATTAATCGTGTTTTGCCCCGGAAATCCTATGTAGGTGTCATCATCACCTTTATGGTAGATATTTTCACTAATCCCAATATCGCCAGCAACATCAAGTTCATAAGAGGGGCTACCTACTCCATTAATTCCCAGCCTGTTTGTAGATGCATCAAAGCTCATTCCGGGGTTTCCTGCATTGGAGCCGTTGCCCTTAACAACAAAGTCAACATTATTGGCTCCATCATTAATAGTAACTTCATGAGGGGCAGAGCCTTTTTTCTCAAGAGTAGCTAATGCTAGATTACCTGCTTTAAAAACTATTTTATTATCAGTGAAACTAATGAGCGTGTCGGCATCTCCATTATGATAAATGTATTGATCAACGCTCATGTCTCCAGCAACGTGAAGCGCATAATCTGGATCTTCGGTAAGGATTCCGACTCTATTGTTTTGACCATCAACAACAAGAGTGTTGTCGTCTCCATCCATAACAATATCGTCGTCGCCGCTTCCTAAATCGATTTCACCATCTACTACCAAAGAACCAGTAATGTTAGCATTGTTTCCATATTCAGACATATTATTTTCCTTATATTGCGATATTGTATCATAGGATAATTAGGCTTTTAAAAAAAAAGGATGGGAGGCGAACCCCCCATCCAATCCAAATAAACTAACTTAAAAAGTCAGATTACTTGCCAAGCTTGTCTTGTAAAGCCTTAATTTGAGCAGATTGCTCTTGAATAGCACCGACAAGTACGGAAGTCAAACGACCGTAATCCACACCGAAGAAACCTTCTTCATTGCCGTGAACTGCTTGTGGGATAACCTTTTTGATATCTTGAGCTAAAAAGCCAAAATCCTT